ACAATAGAATTACTATTAACCCAGCTAAAAACAGGTTCCAGAATATTAAAGATGGTCTTTTGCCATTTGAGTACTCAAAAGACTCTGTAAGCGTTAAAGAAGCTATAGAGCTTTGCCAAAAAGCTTATTTCAACATAGCTACATTTAGAAGCACAATAGATCTCTTGTCCGAATTTGCTGATTCAGACATTTATCTAGAAGGTGGCACACAAAAATCAAGAAACTTTATAGATGCATGGTTCAAGAGAATTAGAATGCATGATCTTAAGTCTCAGTTCTTTAGAGAGTATTACAGATCAGGTAATGTTTTCTTATATAGAGTTGATGGTGTGCTTCCTCTAAAAAACAGTCAGAAAGTTTTGGAGGCTTATGGTGCTAGCTCAAGGTCAAAGGTTCCTATTAGATACATGGTTATAAACCCAACTGATGTGGCAACAAAGGGTTCTGTTTCTTTTACTGATTATAGTTATTTTAAAGTTTTGACTCCTTTTGAAATAGCAAGACTTAAAAACCCACAAACAGAACATGAGCAAGAACTTTTCAACTCTTTGCCAGAGGATGTGCAGACAAGAATTAAGGTTGGCACTTCTGCTACTAGTGAAAGAGTTTACATAGAATTAGATACAGATTTATTACACCCTGTCTTTGCTAAGAAGCAAGACTATGAGCCAATGGCTGTTCCAGCAGGTTTCTCTGTACTTGATGATTTAAACAAGAAAATAGAATTAAAGAAAATAGATCAAGCTATTAGCCGCTCTATTGAAAATGTAGTTCTATTGGTAACCATGGGAGCTGAACCTGATAAGGGTGGTGTTAATCACAAAAATTTAGCTGCTATGCAACAGATATTTAGAAACCAAAGTGTTGGTAGAGTTCTTGTATCTGACTATACAACAAAAGCCGATTTTGTTATTCCTGATCTTAGGAAGGTTGTTGGCTCTGAGAAGTATGAGGTATTAAACAAAGATATTGAAGAAGGTCTTCAGAATATTCTAATTGGTGATACTAAATACTCAGATGGCAAAATTAAAATGAAAGTATTTTTCCAGAGATTAGAAGAATCTAGAAATTTATTTTTAAAAGAATTTATAAACCCTGAAATAAGAAGAATTTGTAAGAATGCAGGTTTACGGTCTTGGCCAGAAGTAAAGTTCGTTAAGAACGATACAATAGATGATGATAATTTAACTAAGCTTGCTACAAGACTTATGGAGCTTGGAGTTATTACTCCAGAGCAAGGAATGAAAGTTGTTGCAACAGGTACATTCCCAGATCCAGAAGAAATGGGTGCTGCTCAAGATAGATTTAAAGAAGAAAGAGAAAAAGGTTATTACATGCCTTTAGTTAATTCTATAAACTTATTTGAAGAGGAACCTGAAAAACCAGCACCAACAGAAAAACCTAAAGCTATAGCCCCATCAGGAGGCAGACCAGTAGGAGTATCTAATTCTAAAGTTTTCTCAAAGAAAAATATTATTGCTGCTACTAAACAAGTTAATGAATTTGAACTTAGAGCATTTAGAGAATTTGCCGCCAAGTTCGGTCTTAAAAGAATGTCTAAAGAAAAGAAAGAATTAGTATCTCGCGCTTGTGAGTCTATTATAGTAGCAAAAGATCACACTCAATGGGATGAATCTCTTTCAGAGGTTGTAGAGAATTTAGACTCTCTAGCCTCCCTTGGAGTTCATGANAAAGTNCTTGAGTTAGGTGCTGAACATCAGCTAGATGATTTATCTTCTGCAATTTTATATCACTCTACGCAAATTTGCGTGTAAAGGAGGTTATGCAATTGGATGATTTTAATATTTGCCAATTTGAAGGCAAAATAAGACAAATAAAAGAAGAGGAGTTTGAGGCGTTCGGTTTATCAGAAGGTTCTATAGCAGAGGCGGCTCAATCATTACTTCCAGAAGATTTTGATCCAGAACAGAATATAGATGTTCTGCCAGTTGTATTTAATTTGGCGAAAGTTAACGAGTTTAATAAAAATGGCGATGGAATTGATTCAAAGACGGCTGTAGCCGCTGTAAAAAGATTTATCAATAAGCCAATAAATATTGAACATAAAAAAGATAAAATAGTCGGTCATATGATTAATGCGTCCTTCTCTACGCGAGAGTTTGACTTTAAAAATAACGACATTGAATCTTATGCCGACAAAACTGAGCCTTACTATATAAATGCAGCAGGTCTTATTTATAGACAAATCTATCCAAAATTAGCTGACGCGATAATGGAAGCCTCTGATGACAGTGATGAGGGATATCAATCTATTTCTGCTAGCTGGGAATTAGCCTTTAAACAATACGAAGTGACATACGGTTCAAACACTTTAGAAGACTCTAAAGTTTTGACTGGTAGCGAAAAAGAAGAAAAAAAGCAGTATTTAAAGGGTCTTGGTGGAAAAGGGCAAGATGATGACGGAGTTCCCGTCAATAGATTAATTGTTGGTGAGACTTATCCTTTGGGTGCGGCATTGACAAGAAATCCTGCGGCAGCAGTCAAGGGAGTTTACCCTGATGAAGCGAAAGACAAAAAAATGGAATCAGAAAAAATTTCCCTAAATAGCAATAAAAATGTAAATGCAGACAAATTTAAATTTATTTTTAATAATATGGACAAAGAACAATTCGATGAACTTATGGCTAAGGTTGGCGAAAGCGTTGCTTCTGTAGTGAAGCAAGAGTCTGAAGCTTCAACTATTGGCGAAATTATGCGTGATGCACTCACGGACCACAGCGAGTCTTGGAAATCCAAGGTTGAGCTTGAGCGGGAGGCTAAGGCAAAAGCTGAAGCCGATCTGTCCGAAGTTAAGGAAACCCTTGACGCTACGAAAGAGGAACTAGAAACTCTTAAATCTGAAGCTGAAGCTAAAGCAACTGCTGATCTTTTCAACGATAGAATGAATTTTATCGACAATGATTATGATCTTAACGAGCAGGAACTTGAGCTAGTTACTGCTGAAGTCAAAGAATTGGAATCTACTGAAGAAGCTTTTGAAGTTTATAAAGGTAAGTTGCAGGTAATCTTTGCTCACAAACTAAAAGCTACTATTGAGGCTAAAGAAGCTGAAATAAAAGCTAGGATTGATGAGGCTGTTGCTAGCAAGACTGAAGATAAGTCTGGTCTAGAAAATAAAGAGGAAGAAGCTCCAGAAGCTGATCCTGAGCCTGAGCCAGCAGAAGAGTTGGAAGTTGAAGAAGACGAAGAGTCGGAAGCAGCAATTCCAAATAATAATGCTGATGCTAGTGAAAAAATTTCTTTGGTCGAAAGACTCAAGAAGAACTTCTCTGTAGAAGTTTCATAATTAACAATTAACTAAACAATAACTATTAAATACTAATAATCATGGCAAACGAAATTACACGTTTATTGCCGTTTCGTCAATACGATGAGAATGACGTTATCAACTTCTATTCTCTTGATGCCGAAACAGGCGAAGCGGGTTCTGTTGTTAGAGTTAGCTCTGCTAACTTAGATAACGAGCCTGTAAAGTATGTCGAAAGAGGCGATAGCAATTCTTACGACAATACGTTGGGCCACGGACTATCATTGTATCCAGAAGTAACATACAAAGTCACTAAAATGACTGGTACTGGAACAAATTTACGTCCGTTGGGAATTTTGCTACGGGATGTCCGTGCAAAAGATGAAAATGGCGAAAATCTTCTCTACTATCCTGAGAAGAAAGAAGAGCTTCAGTGCGTTGTCTCAGGAGAGGCTGTACCTATCGCAACAAGAGGATTATTTACAGTCAATGTGAATGCTCTTGCTGGTGGTATCGCTCCTGCGATTAACTCTATAGCTGTTTGTTCCACTAATGGAACTCTTACTGGTGTCCCTCGTGACTCAGCAAGCAGCAATCAGGAGAAGGTGCATGTTGGTAAGTTTATCGCTACAGGTCAGCGTGAATCATCTAATACAACTGATGCTTTCGCTGGTTCATATGCAATCCTTAAACTTGAACTGTAATTAGAGAGGAATATATTTTATGAAAATTACAATCAAAAGAACCGAAGATCAATTAGCCCTTGTGAGAGCAATGGGTTCAAATAATCGTGAGGAAGCTTATGAGGCGCAAGCAGCAGTAGCTGATCTTCTTGGACCAGTGGTCTCTGAAGTTATCAACAACGCTCCAACAGTTGGAAATCTCTACACCAGCCTTTCGTATGGTGAAGATGATAATCCTTCTCTGCCTTTGGATCTTTTCCACGACATCACTGATGAGGATTACATTCAGGTGTATTCTCAGCAAGTAGCTGGTGGCCTTCCATACAGCCAAGTCTTTCCTGCTCACAACGAGCTTAAGTTCAGCACTTACACACTTGATAGCGCTCTTGCGTTTGACCGTAAGTATGTTCGTAAGGCTCGTCTTGATGTAGTCAGCAAGACTTTCACTAGGATGGCTCAAGAAGTTTTACTTAAGCAGACTAAAACTGCTTTTAATGTTCTCGCAACCGCATTGGTTAAGGGACAGGGAACTTCCGCAACTGCTGGTAGCCAAATCATTGGCTCCACAACTGAAAACCGTTTCGTCCTTGACGACTTCAACCGCTTGATCACAAAGAGCAAGCGTATCAACAGTTCCTTCAATGGAGGTACTCCTGTTGGTGGAGTTAAGTCTGGCATTACGGATCTTTTAGTTTCTCCAGAAATGGTTGAGCAGCTTCGCTCTATGGCTTACAACCCAGTCAATACAATTGATGCGGATGGTGGTACTCCCACTGGGAATGACGGTCAAGTAGCTCCAGACGTTCTTCGTCAAGAGTTATTTAGTGCCGCTGGACTTCCATCTTTCTATGGTATTAATATCATGGAGATCAATCAGATGGGTATCGACCAAACCTTCAACAAGCTTTTCGCAGCAGTTGTTACTGCTGAGGGTGCTACTGTTGTAGGTGGAGGTAACACTGGAACCTTTGCTCAAGCTAGTGACGAAATCGTCATTGGTATTGACCGCAGCAAGGACGCTCTTATACGTCCTGTTGTTATCGGTGAAGGCTCACCTTCAGAGTTGCAAGTTCTCGTTGATGACCAGTTCTCAGTTCGCCAGAACAAGATTGGTTACTACGGTAAAGTTGAAGAGG